GGAGACGCGTAATGAACTTACTCCCCTGGGAGATGATGCTGGAAGAACGACCCGAGCCCGCCGACGTGCCGGCCTCGCTACTCAACATCGACACCACCTACCAGGCTATCGCACCTCGCAACCCGCGATTGATACGTGAAATCGGCCGCCATTTCGATCTTGCCGTGTTCGGCCGACTCCGGGTTGTGCGCCGCGCAAACGGGGCACTGTTTGTGGTGGACGGACGCCACCGATGGGAGGGTGGCTTGATCGCCGGCCGCGAAGTGCTGCCATGCGACATTTACGACGTGCACGACCGCAAGCGCGAAATCGAAATCTTCCTCGCCTGCAACACTCGCATCCGCAAAGTGCCGCAGGGCATGCTATTCATGGCCGAAGTGGCGGCCGGCGACCCGGAGGCGCTTGCGCTGAACCGGCTGGTGCAGGAAGCCGGTTTGGCGATCGTGGACGCCAACGTGGCGCAACAGGAATTCGCAGTTCCCAAGATCGCATGCATCGGAGCACTGAAATCACTATTCGGTCACGGCTCACCGAGCTACGCCAAACGGGCCGCCCCGGTACCGCTTGGCGAGCTGAACGCCGCGCTGGAGCTAGTTGCCGGGTTGGCGCCCCCGAATGCCCTGGTGACCGAGCATGCGACGCTGGGCTTCGTGTGGCTGGTGCACAACTATCCGGCTATTCGGGAGCACGGCCGCCGGTTGGTGGACCTTGGCTGGCCGCGTATTGACATGGCGGCGCGCTCGGTCGGCCCGCGGCCGAAAGCCGCGGATGCCGGTTTGGCGCTTCTGTCGGTCATTGATTTTCATCGGCCGCTGGCCGCGCGGCTCGCCCCGGACATCAAGCTGCCCGCGCCGCCCGATTGGCTGCCACCGATGGCCAAAGCTGCCTGAAGAAAAGAGCGACCCGGCTAGACAGCACCGGGTCGCTAAGTCTGGGGAGGAAACGCCCAAGGAGGGCTGACGATGCCGTCTTAGGTGCCGTCAGCGCCCAAACTACCGAAAACCGTACGGAAGTCAACAATCGAAACGGAGCATCGGAACCACATGGCCATGAGCGAAGCTTGGTTGGCCCAGTTGCTGTCCTCGCGCATTTCGAGCTGGCTGCGCTCCCAGAACGTGAAGCCCTGGCCGTTGTCTTTGTCCTGCTCACTGGTCTGGATGAAGTAGTTGTCCTTGTCGACCAGGTACGGCGTTTCGACGACCTCCGGCAGCGCTCCGGTGGATCGCAGCACGTTGATGTTGTTGGTCTGCGCGTTCCACTGCAACGGCGAGCCGAGAATACGCCGGGTTTCCGGACCGCTTTCCACCGATTCGATGACGCGCTTCGGCAACAGATTGATGATGAAGCCGCGACCGTTGCGGGCGTAGCTGATCTGGATGACGGCGTTCTCGAAAGCCAGTTCCGACACGTTCGCCGAAATGAGCTGATTCGATTGGTTGCCGGTCGCGGTCGGGTGGCTGGCGCTGATCAGCGGGACGTTGTCGGCACGAAGGCCGTTCACCGCGTCGCCGGCCACGTTCAGCGGCGCGTGAGCAATGTACTCCTCGGTCTGCCGGGCGCTGAAGGCCAATTCCTTCATCATGCGCGAGCCGACGTCCTCATAAAGGTTGTCGTCCTTGGCTTCACGGGAGATCGCGACGGCGAGGCCGTAGGAGGCGTGCGTGACCTGGGTGCGGTAGCCTTCGTTCGGAATGTCGAACTGCACAGGCTCCAGTTCGGGCTGCTGGACAGCCAAGCCCAAGCCGGCGCGCTCCGTCATGAATTCTTCGAATGCCTTTTCCGACGACTTCGGGTCGTAAAACTGCGTGTAAATCGGTGAAAGGCGTTCGTAGTCCAGGCCAAAAAGGGCAAAAAGTCCGGGCCAGTACTGCGACGACTGAAGGCTCCTGTCGATAACCTGCACGTACAAATCTCCTATTACTGGCCAGTCGAATTTGGAGTGACACTACCAACAAGTGCTGTTCCCGTCAAATTATGCTATCGCTAAGCCCTTGACTTCACGTACGGAATGTCATACATGAGGCACCATGCATCCTCCGGTTCTTGAGTTCGACCTGAGCAAACCCGAAACGTTCAAAAATCTGGCTGAAAAGCTGGACGCCGATGCACGCCGGAAGCTCGCCACCGACATCATTGAACTGATCGGTATCGACGAAAGCAGCATGTCGGATTGGGCCGGCGAAGCGCAAGGCTACCTGGACAGCGTCGAATCCGATCACGGCAACGCAAAGCCAGAAAACCGCGAACAGGAAGGCGCCGGAGAGGAGCCGCCGCCCGCTACCGAGATGACGCTATCGGCCGTCATTCAGTTTTCGGCCCGCGCCACCGACGCGCTGCTTGGCGAACCGGACTTGGCCCGCGCCAGCGAACCCGGCGGCGAACCGTTGGCGGACTGGGTTTCAAGCCAGCTTCGCACCGCGGACCCGAACTGGCTGCTCGATACCGATCCGCTCGTTGTTCACATGTCCGTTACTGGCTTAGCATGGCGCAAGCGGGGCTTCGATGTTGACGACCGCGAGTTTCATTCGCACTTCCTGACGTCCATGGAGGTCAAGATCAACGCGAACGTGCGTTCGATCGAACGGGCGCCACGCATCACGCACGAGTTTGAGCGGTATCCGTACGAGATCGAACGATCGATTCAGCGAGGGCACTGGATTGACTACGAACCGAAGTTCGATGAGCTGGACCCGCAGGCACCAAAGAAATTTTATGAAACCGACCTGTGGCTTGACCTGGACGGCGATGAAATTGACGAGCCGTGGACCATCGTAATTTCGTGCGATGACACCGCCGAAGTCGTCAAGATCACCCCACGATGGACGAAGAAAACGGTCGTCGATACCAACGATGCGCTGTTCTTCAATCCCGTGCAACGGTTCTACCCGTACCGCATGCTCCCCGATCCGAAGGGCGGTTTTCTGCCGATCGGTTTCGGAAAGCTGCTGCATCGGATAGAAAGTTCCGCAGATGGTTTGCTTGCGTCGATCGTGGACACCGCGCAATCGGAAGCACAGAATGGCGGCATCGCGAGCAGCCCTGGAATTGGGGTGCCCGACAAGGTTGAACTAAAAAACAATCGAATGAACTTCCTTCCGCTTGAAGGCCGCCCGCTCGCCGACTCAACGACCATGTTTCCAGTCAAGTCAGTCTCTGCGGGCTCCGTCCAAGTGCTCGAAAAAATGATGACACTAGGTGACCGCCTGGCCGGTACCTTGAACCTCATGGAGAACGCCCCGGCATCCATGACGGCGACCTTGGCTAAGGGACTGATCGACAGCGGAACGCAAGTTCAATCGGCCGTGCATCGCCGGCTTGTGTCGTCTATGACGCAAGAGTTCCGCAGCTTCGTGCAGATGGCCGACGCCTACGATATGCTGCCCGATGGCATCTCGGTGTCCCAAGCCGCCGGCATCGCGGTCACTGCGGACCCGCAGCTTGCAACCGAGATGCATCGCAGCGCGCTGGCCGGCGTTTACATGGAACTGCTCAAAGATCCCATGACAAAGTGGGACGAAGTGCGGCTGCGGCTGTACCGTACGCTACGGCTGCCGAACCCGGAACAGCTCCTAGGTCAGCCGCCGCAGCCCCAGGCCACGCCGCACGAAAAGATGCAAGGCGCTATCGGGCTGATGAAACAGCAATCCGAGAAGATCAAGGTTACGGGCGCCGTGGCCGTGCAGCTCACACAAGCGCTGAAAAATCTGGTCGAAGCCAGCGGCGGCATGCTTGACAATCGTACGGCACTGCTCCAAATGGCTCAGTTAGAGCAAGCTGTACAAATGATGATGCAGGAGGCTGGCAGTGCGGGAAGCGGACTTGACGGAATGGCTGCACAGCCCGGAAACGCGGATGCTGGTGGAAATCCTGCGTCGCCGACAGGCGGGGGCGGTCCAGCAATTCCTGGGGGGAGTCTCGGTGGACCCGACAACGCAGGGGCGGGCGGCGGCGTACCATGATCTTGAAAGTTTGCTTACTGCCCCGGCGTCGGCCGCGCGGCTCGTCTTTGAACAGGAGCTGAAATGAGCGTTGGCGTTCACGGTTTCGATGCCCCGTACGAGAAGGTGCAACCGACGCGAGATATGGTGATTATCCGTATCCCCATGCCACCGAAGATGGTGGGTAGCGTGCACCTGGCCGACGCCACCCGCGAGCTGGCACAGCACAACGTCATGTACGGTCGCATCGTCGCCAAGGGGCCGCTGGCGTTCTCGTACAAAGACGCGGACGGACTGCAGCGGCAGGAAGCCAATATCGGCGACTGGGTCGTCATCCGGCCGTTCGCCGGAACTATGGTTCAGGGCGGCCAAATCCAAGTCACCGGGGGTTGGCGCTACGTGTCCAGTTTCAGCGACGTGATCGGCGTCATCCCGGCCGAACATATGCCCGACCCGGCAACACTGGAATGGGACATGTCAAAGCCAGCGAAGCCCGCAACGCCGGAAGCTCCGGCCGTCGATCCGTGGCGGGATAGCATCCGTGAGCGTACGATATACGACAGCATCCGCGAGCGCACAGGGTACGATGTTCAACCCGACACGCATCCTTACGGGGTGATCAAAGGATGACAACGGACACCCAAGGCAGGCATCTTATTTTTCGGTGCCACTATTGTGGCTCATGCGAACACAGCCCTCTACACTGCCCGCATACTATAAGAGGGCGAGAAGAACTGCGACGCCGCAATACGGTTCCGAATCGTCTTTTCGGCGCAATCGTGAATGAGGAAGGCGACGCCGTATGAGTGATCTGAACTTCATGATGCGCGAGCAAGCGCGTGCCGGTCTGCAAACGCAGCTCGAAAAGGCCGTGACCGATGGCGACGCGGAGGCCGCGCGCAAGATCACGCAGGATATCGTCAAGCTGGAGGTCAGCACGGCACCCAAGGCGCCGCCGTTCGGCGATGTCGAAATCAAAGCAG